GGATGGTTTGCTTCAGATATAAAAAAGCCCCACCGAAGTGAGGCTCTATTGGGTGTTTGTTTGTCTGGCTAATTCAGCTTTGCGAATGTCTGCTTTGTCTATATTGCACCGCTTTAACGCTGAATAAAGTCGGGCATTTAGCAGGAGGCTACCACCCCATGACATTGAGTTCGGGACTTTTGGTTTCGGCGTTTCAGCAGTCAGATTAGAAGGTAGCGGGATTATCGGAGCTTGAACGTATACCGTCCGCGTACTCCCACAGCCGCTTAACTGCATCAGGAGGAATAAGCCGATTAGCGCAATCATCATTCGCAACAGCAGTCTTGATGCCATTCTCGGCTCTCTGTGACTCCAATGCGTCCTGAGCTTTTGCATTCTGATTAGCCTCGGAGATTTGGTTGAATAGAGTGACAGTGGTTAGGACGTTTTTAGTGATCGTCTCTGCGCTCTTCTGGCTTGCATCCAGATCGCTAACTTTCTCGTTCAACTTTCCGTTGTTGTGCCAGAGGACACCCACTCCTACAGCAAGCAATACCAGCAGGGTCAGCAATACAGTGGTTAACTTGCTCATCTCTGACTCCAGGTGCAAACCTCATATTCAACGTCGCGCCGATTCATTAGGCCTTTCCACTTCTTGCCACCGGCATATACCCATCGCTTGAGCTCATCACATGCTCCGGCATAGTCACCGGCGTTGAGCTTTTTAAGCATGGTGGACTTGATGAAGGCGTTAGCCCCAACGTTGTAGGAAAATGAGTAGATGGCGGCGAGCTGCGTTTCTGTGGTTTTAACTTTGATGCTCGGATTTACCTGTTTAGCGATCCGCTCTAAGTCAGCCTTAGTCAGCGCATCACACTCCGCATCTGAATATCGCTTGTTGATTATGATGTCATTGGCGGTATGCCCATCGCAGACTGTAATTATTCCTACCACATCTTTGTAGGGAACGTACTCTCGCCCCTCTAATCCGCCTTTACCACTTAGCATTACCGTTGCGATTGCAATGGCACCGCCACCGATAGCCGCGGATATTCGCGCACGAAGTGATGAGTTCATATCAGATCTCCTTCGGCGCTTTCTGACCTAAATCAGCTAGCACTTGTGCTGTTGCCGATGGATTGTTTGTATTGGTCTTCGTCAGTATGTCTTGCAGTATCTGCGTGCGTCTCATCTGCTCTCGCCGATTAAGACGATATGTCAGGATGCCAAGCGCGATACTGAAGGCAACACCGATAATGAAGCCCCAATCCTGCAATGACAGACTGGCAAAGAACGCTGCTAGACCTGCGCTACTGTACGATGCGTTTGAGTAACGGTCGTCCATTCGCATAGTCTCTCACCTCCCCGTAGGGCTGGTGCTGTGTGTTTGTGTAGGGAATAGCGTCACCCGTATCCATGCCAGACAAGGAATGTGTGAGTGCGGTTGGTTGGTTTTGGATGACGCTAAATGCAATAAGCCCCGAGCTATTAACTCAGGGCTTTGAATTTGGGTTTGGGTTTGGGTTGTGGGCTTCATCTCAAGGCGGCAATGGCCCCTGCGTGCGATGTTTACTTATTTCTTCACTCCACAACTGTCATGAGCACTTGCGGAGTTGAACCGCCTTGGCCTCTAGAGCTATTCGCTAGTTTCCGTCACCAGTAACACTCATGCAGTTGTGCAGCACACCAAACGCTCCGGTTTACCCTTCTTCGCTGAGTGATGTGCTGAAAACTAAAAAGGCCAGCGATTAAGCCAGCCTTTCTTGAAATCACGTTAAACATCTTCACGGATTTCTAGTGTTAGAGCTAGATTATTCTAGTTTAGTGCATTTTGCAAGTAGCAATCGTTGTCGGATTTCAACTTTCTGTAATTCTGCTCGTAACTTTCTTGAGTTGGCTATCAGCAAAACTTTCCTCCTTTTCGATATGGGAAATTAGCTCTTCATAAAATGGCTTTGCTCCACGCTTCCACACATCAAGGGTTAGTGTTGGCGCAAGCACTGATACTGCTCTGAATGCTTTTGTGGTTGGGATGCGTTCATAGCCACGGCCTGAGCATTGCTTGCAGGTATGTTTCACTGGCACACCCTGCCGCTCCGTCTCTTCGCGATTAACGGCTTCACCGCGCCCGTTGCACTTACAACATGCCACGGATACCTCACCCTTTCCGTTGCACTTCGGGCACATCGTATGGGTAACCTCCTCCGCATACTTAGGAGGAGTCTTCCCACATCCGGCGTGTTTCATGACCATGGTCTTCGACCTGATAACTCGCGCACCTTTGCAGCAATCGCACAGTTCGGTTCCGGCTGCTGAGCGGCAATAGTCTTTGTATGCAAACTTTGCGAGCGTTTGCACGACCTTCACCTTAATATTCATATCAAGCTTGCGTAAGGCGGCAACCTTATCGCAGTGCTTAAGTCCGTATTGAGTAAGCAACTGTACCGAGCGTTTTTTATCGTTTTCGCTGATATTCATTTTCCCGTTGAAGGCAGCAAATCCGAGTGGGGCTCTACTCTGCACCATCCCCAAAGCGCACATGACATCAGTGTTAGTTAAAGCGTCTGATGCTGTTGCGCGAGGGGAGTCGCTGATCTGAGTGGATTTCGGTGAATGGAACTTAACTGTGCTTTCGATATTCATCGCTTACCCCACCTGTTTTTCCCACTATCCCCACGAGCTGTCATGAATACACCGTTCACTATTGCGTGGTGCTTGGCCTCTTTGTCGTTGAGGTATTTGGATATGGTTTCTCTGTTGATGTGTAGGCGTCGTGCTAGCTCGCTCTGATTACCGTATGTATCGACTAACATGTCGGGTATGGTTCGGATTTCGGCATTCATAGCTTCCCCTTATCAGCCAAAGCCAAATAGCGATCGCCCTGTATCAATGCGTAGCAATAACGAGCCCGAAGCGATCGACGTAGGAACCGTAAGCTAGGCATCATGAACACGGTGCTGATGATGCTTGCCGCCTGCTTGTTGTGTTCTGGTTTGATCACGCTGACTCCCTGTAGACTTCAAGCGAATTCAGATATAGTCCGCCGAAGCTATAACGAATTTCATCGAATACGTTTTCATGGGTGGCATATGGAAAGAAGTTCAGGAAAAAGGTTTCTGCTTTATCACATTCCTCCATTAAATCTTCTGCACTGTTTGGCCTGATCACGAAAACCACATCATTGAAAATTGCCGCTGTTTCACATGGGTAAGTGATTTTTCTCACGCTGCCTCCAAGTATCTCTTTCGCAGTTTTTCGTAATGACGAGCCCGCCGCGTGAAGATGGACTTCACTCGTTTCAGGTACTCGATGTCGAAGCGTCTTACTGAATTGTCTTGCTCTAGCCGCTCTACGCGCTCTATGCCGATTTTCTCGATGAGGTTAATGCGGTAGGGAATGATGTTTCCTGATAGCTCCCTGTTGCATCTCACGCATCCTGCGTGGATGTTGAAAACATTAAATCTTAAATGCCTTGCCGAACCTCTTGACCGATAGTGACTCGCGTCTACTGCCCCACCTCTAACCCCATAGTTAAGTGGCTTTCCACAGGCTATGCATGGCTTCCCATAATCTCGCCAGAAGATGAACCGATTAACTGCTGATTGGGCTTCTTTATTCCAGTCTGATGCCGTTTTTAGCTTCTCTTTACGCTTACGTATTTCGGCGCGCGATAACTTGGCTTGCTTGCGCTGTTCGCGTTCGTCTTTGAGCTTATTTTGGCGCCGGACAAATTCGAGAGAGCAAGATGATGAGAAGCAGGTTTTTTGGATGGTATTGCGAGGGATGAATTCTTTATCACATATCGGGCATTTCTTTGGCTTCGGCTTTTTAGCCTTGAGCAATTGGCACCTCCGGCGTTACCGCGGCGATAAAGCAGATGAAAAGCACGATGGCGAAAATGATGGTCTTTACTGTTGCGGGATTAATCATCGGTGTTGATACGTATGCTGCCTGTTCTTTCTTTGGGTACTTATGCTTGTGTTTATATTTGCTTCTGCTCCTAGCCATATTTATCTCCAGATTTTGGATGTCTGTATTTTTGAATTAGGTAGGTAATTTGATTCAGGGAGAAGTGCTTGAACGAACCAGTGACGATTGTCTGCTGATAGTGATTTAGTGGCCTGCACTCCGTTGTTTTTGTATCTATCGATTAGTTGATTGGCTTCTTCTGTGGTCATGGGTTCGTGTGTGAACCACGTTCGCTTCATCTGCGCCTCCATGGTTTTCTTTTCTTATCCCGCCATGGTTCATTCCTGTTGTAATGGTCAGTAAATGTTTTTGGCGCTGATTCCCATAATCCAATCTTCGAAGATTCTTTCTGTGTGCTTGCTATGCAGTATGCGATTGCACATGAAATAACTGTTTTCTTCATGCGGCCTCCGGTGGCTCGGGGTCGGTAGCTCGGTCAGCCTTGTTCTTGTAGTAAACAGCCCAACTGAGTGCATCCAGTTTCTTCCTCCCCGCGGCATCGTAGATATAAATCCCATTCCTGCACTCATGGTTCTCTTTCACATCTGCTTCAAGTCTTTCTAATTCTTCGTATGTGAGCGTGGCTAGCTTGTGCCTGTCCCATCCGAAGTTACGAGGTAGTTTGCTCATGCTGCTGAACTCCTGTTGTGTTGTTGAGCCCAGCGCATCGCGGCTATGGCATCATCACCGAACTTAACGTTATGCTCCGCACCAAACGCCTGTATCAGCTCTATCAGGTCACGCATTTCACCTACAGTCATTCGACTAGTTGATTGCCCAAGCACAACGAACCCACCCTCAATACCCGGTGCCGAACGCTGGCCTTTGAGTGATGCGGTGAATATGTGCTTCCAATCTTCGCTACTGAGCGTTAAACCGTGCCAAACGACTTGCTCGCTAATATCGTTCAGCATTGCCCACAAACGCGCATTCTGGTCTAGGGTTCTGGTTCGCTCTTGGATTGTTACTACGAGGGGTGAATCTGGATTAACTGGAAGTGACTGGATGAACTGGATTGCGTTTTGCTGTCGGTGTCGGTCTATCAGGAAATAGGCCTGTTTATCCATCACTCCCCCTTAACCTTGATGCCAGCGGCGCGAATGCGCTTTTCCGATTCTTCCAGACAAGCATTCCATGAGTGAGCGGCGAATGGTACGTTGCAGCAATCAACTTGAGGCGGCATCTCTACTTCCACCGCCTCGCGGCTTGCTTGCCATGCCCACCACTGACCATCAATTATCTCGTCCGTGTAACCATCATCACAACGCAGACTTTCCCAGCCATCCATAGGCTCGCATTCGTTATTTTTTTCCCATGCCGCTTCAAACTGTTCACGACTTGTCATTTGATACCTCCAACCCAACGCTGTAATACGAAAAGTGCATGTCTAAAAAACCACAGATACTTTCTGCTTTGTTTTGTTATGTCTAACCCTGCAAATGTTCGCTGGTAAATTTAAAATTGGACCGTCACCAATAACAGCCGGACTCAGCGTCCTACCGCATATAATCGTGTCGCAACCAAACGTAATTTTATGCTGCACTTTCCTATGGGTGACGGCCATACTTAGCCTTTTGGGCACCATCTGCCCTTTACGAAAAATCTCTCTGGTTGTCATGACTATCTCCATCAGAGAAAACGTATCGTTGAGCCTTTTAGCCAACCTGAGCAAACAACACCTTTAACATCTCGGCCAGTTGGCCCCTTGGCGATAAATTCAGTCGAAAACTGATCGTTCTCACTGCAACCTAACCATGAGTAACCGCCTATACGGATGTCGGTATATCCATTGTCCTGCAGTACCTTTCTAGCCTCATTTGGGTCTGTGCATCCAGCCAAAAGCAATGCACCTATGAGGATTAATTTATTCATGACTATCTCCACTGTATTGTTGTCTCTGGCTCATCAACTCCATGCAGCTCTTGCGTGTCAGTTTCAAAGGCATCCGCTCGCCAAGAATCAACGCGATCAACCATCCCTTCGTAGTGCGTCTCACATGATGTGAATCCGTGATACGTGAGGCCGTCGCCGTATTCGAGATACTGGTGACACATGCAACACTTGCTCATTGCTGACCTCTACGCGGAAGGTTTAGCTTTTTGCGAATATCTGCAATTTTCTGTAGTCCAGCTTCATTGCTGATCGGAATGTGTAGCTTTTCCAACTGAACAACTGGCTTTGGTATTTCTTCACCAGACTCAATACGCCGCCCCATGATTACCAACTCTTCAGTGCAGCTCTTGCGGAGTTCTGATTCCGACTGGTTCTTACCGCGCATCTGCGAATATAGCTTTGTCACCATCCAGTACGCCGCGTTGCTCGGCCACGGATAGGACTCGGGTGACGAATACAATCCACGGTTAGCACAATACTCCATCACTAGGCCATACAGCTCCTCGCTACTTGGCAAGCCGTTAGCTTTCAGAACACCTTGCTTGCACCATGCGATAAATTGACCGGGTGAAGGCCAGAACGGAGACTCACTGGATCGGGCATGTTGCATCCCAGCCGATAGCTGCTCTCTGGTTCGGATTCCATTCTCAGCGAATGCAGCAATCCACTGTTTTTTTGCTGCGTTCTCGTCTTCAGGTCTACGCAGGTTGGTTTGGCTTGCCGCTGGGAACACCTGTTTGAGTTGGCGAAACAGAGCGTCAACCAAGTTTTCAGCATCAGGATTCACAACCCCCTGCATTGCCTGTGTAGCTGGGTTGGACATTCTGGCCAGCGCCGAACCATCTCGGTTTTCGATAGCACTCATCAGTCGATGTGTCATATGAAATCCTCCCATGACTCTTTGCTGTTCCAGTGTGGTACCGGATCAGCGCTTGGTCGTTGGCTTCGGTTTGGTTTGCCCATCTGGGCAGATAGGGTTCCCCATTTTTTCCGCAGAGCTGCTGGGGATAGGATGTTTGAGCACCAGAACGAATCTCGATTTGCCCAGAGGAATAACTCACAAATCTCTTTGTGCGTTCGGTTATCTTGCTGTCTCATCAGTCGAACTACGTTTGCCCAGTCTGCCCAGTTGGGTTCTTTTGCTGATGCATCAACCACGCAGACCTTCTCGTAAATCCAGCGACTAGCCCTATCGTCTTCCTCAGTCCCCCACTTCGATCCAGTAGCTGAGTAAACAAACGCATCTGGATGAGATGAGAGAAACTTTGAAATGGGCTTGTCAGGTGATTCGAGAGAATCATCGGACGAAGGGTTTTTATTACTGTTCTTGTTCTTGTATTGGGTGTCTACCGTTTTCGGGAACCTTTTTCCTGATTCTGGGAAGGATTTTCCCGTTTTCGGGAATTTTCTTCCCGTTTCCGGTTTGTCTAAAATCCAGCCAGATAATTCAGTGTTTACCCCAACAAGTTTCATCATTCCCTGCTTCTGGCTAAAGATAATTTTCCTCTCTGCTAAAGCCCTGATAGCGTCCGATACATGCGTGTCGCTCAAACCTGTCAGCTCGGCGATTACGGTGTTCGTCACCCTGTCCTGTTTCTTATTCCATCCGTAGGTGAGCCAGATCACCGCCTCGAAACATTGCCATTCCCTACCTGACATTCTGAGGCGTGGTTTTAGCTGTTGAATCTCGTTGGCGACCTTTGTGTACCCATTGGACAGGTCAGCCATACGCCCCCCTGACTTATCTGGTATCAATACTTTTGCGTTAAAATCTACCTTTCTGACAACTCCCATCTCATTTCTCCGCAGTCAGCTCTGCTTCCTGTTGCGCCATCACGTATTGATATTCCGCGTTTTGGATCAGGAAACCCTCTCCCTCATGGAATACCATTGAGCAATACATGCCATTCATCTCAAAAACTCTCTCTGCTCCTATCCGAATCAAACGTTCAGCGATAGCGAGCCGGTCGCCAAAAACGTTCAATCCGGTATCCTCAATCAATTCAAAAATATTGAGGTCAGCGAGTCGCTCAAATGAGATGACGTCATAGTTCATTGCCATGTATTCAACTGGCTCATTAGCTCTGACTTGGCACGATTGCTCGCAAATCTCCTTGAGTTCTTTAAGTTCGATGCTAAAGAATTCTCTTGATGAATTAACCCGACAACCGCTAAGAGCTGCGTGAATTTCTCGTTCAGAAAATGATGGGTTATCGCAATGGAATGAGGCTTCAACTTTGAATGCAGAAGGAACTCCGGTAGAGGATGAGAGTTCTTTCGCTCTTATTGCTGGGCTATTTGTGGTCATTCCCACTTTATAGATTCCGGGCATATGCTCGTTGCTAAGGATATAAACCCATCCTCCAAGCCTGAAACCTTCAGGTATAGACATTTTTTTTACTTCAGTGGTTTGCAACTTAAGTTCTTCTAGGTGCATAATTACTCCTGTAAATTGATCCAGTATTTAAAAATTCATAGTGATCTGAGAGTCGTCAGCTGTTCCCGCAGTTGGCGACTTTTTCTTTTCTGAGTTGATAATCATGCTCAGCATTCGTAGTGACTTCGCTATCTCAGCGGCTTCATCACCTGCAATTGATAAGATCGAGTCCTCTTTGCAGAACCCGATGACCTCCAAGAACTTAGCCACCCTCTCCACAAAGCATTGCTTCCCTGTCTGCATCCTGCTGATTTGAGACTTATCCAGCCCCATACCCTTAGCGACGGTAGCTAAACCTAATCGGCTTATTAGCCCCCTGATACGAACTTCAATCTCTTGTGAGTTGTTGCGTGTTTTTGCATGTTCCATTTGTGATACTTCCTTTGTTGAATAAATAGTTACACCACCGGTTAGGTGGTTAGGGTTTTCACCAAACGCCTTTTCGGCATAGGGTGAGAGATCAGATTGTTTAAAGAGCGGTGTTGCTTAAGCGGCCATTAACTCAGGCCAAATTTGAGTCCAGTCCTGCGGATGAAGATGTTTTCTAGTTACCGATCCGTCGCTAGCTGTTTCAATTAACACGCACAAGGCAGCGCCTAATTCGTGATTGCGACTTAAAGCCTTGCGGAGGTACCCAATTGTTGTTCCACATCTTTCAGCGAAGAGTCGCTGTTCATCCGAAGACATTGCATTTAGGTAAATGCGTAGTTCTTCCATTTCATGCCTCCGATTATCTATACGAAATTTAGTTTACCCGCAGGTATACAATTAAGCAATACCCGCAGGTCATTTACCAGCGGGTAACATTTAGTAGAATTTAGTGATGGATAAATTCGAGATTAGAAGGCAGCGACTTCGTCAGCTGCGAGATGAAAGATTTAATGGGAAAGCTTCCGCGCTGGCCAATGAGATAGGCGTGGATCCAAGCTATGTATCTAGAATGCTTTATCCTGAAGACAAAAAAGGAAGAAAGCGTATAGGGGAGGAAATGGTAGAAACCATCGAGTCAAAGCTAAAGCTGCCAACTGGATGGATGGATGACCTTGTGTCTAACACAAATATCCCTATGAGCTACAATGAGGAGATTGAGTTCTCTGGCAGTATAAAAAATGGAATTGTTGAGGTCATTGGGGAGGCCGTTTTGGGTGTGGATGGTTCAATAGAAATGATGGAGCAACTTTCTGGCTGGCTCCGAATTTATAGTGATGACCCAAAAGCATTTGCTGTAAAGGTTCGTGGAGACAGCATGTTCCCTCGAATAAATTCAGGTGAATTTGTTGTTGTTGAGCCAAGTCGCACCATTTACGCTGGAGATGAAGTATTCATCCGAACTTCAAGCGGCCATAACATGATAAAAAAAATAGGCTATGATAGAGATGGCTATTACCAATTTGTAAGTGTAAATCAATCACATGCACCAATAACTATGCGTCATACAGATGTTTCTCAGATCTCATATGTTGCCGCAATTGTAAAATCATCACGATACATAGACGCTTCAGAACTCCCTCAATAATTTCTAAAAAATAAATTACCTTACTTTTCAGTGAGGTAATTTTGTTTACCCAAAATATTTACCCACAGGTATAGACAATGAAATTACCCGCAGGTAATCTTAACCACAT